ATGTGAGCCGTCATACCTGTGCCACCCTGCTGGTTCATCAGGGAGTTGCGATTACAACAGTCCAGAAGCTGCTCGGACATACTTCCGTAAAGACCACACAGATTTATTCGGAGGTACTTTCCAGCACCATTGTGCGTGACTTGAAAAATCTTCAAAGGAAAAGGAAAAAAGTAAAGATGTTTCCTGATAAAGGTTTGAGAACATCTGATTTTATAGACAACCGGTAGATTTCATGAATCCTATTTGTTTTCTATTAATATAGTGACTCTTTAAATTCTTCGGATAATCGAAATATTGCTCCTGATTATTTTTTTCAATATGGATTGAATATGGAATAGTTTTCACTATCTTTGCAGTGTAACCAGGAGCTTGATGGCAATAAATATTGTCATCAGGCTCTTTTTTTATTGTCTATCTGTCGAATAATGGAATCCCCCGTCTGGCTTCACAGTCTGACGGGGGGAGATTAATTCCAATCAATAATAGTTTTGAAAGAATCAGGTCAACAAAGTATTGACAAAGATAGTGAAATATGAATAGTAAGCAATATGGATATGGATTTATTTTGCATATATATAAATTCTAGGCATTTTTTTCAGGAAAGATAGGGACAGTTGAGAAATAAAGGAAACAGGATGAATAATTTATCATATAATAATTAAACGGTGAATGTAATGGAGATAGATATTGCAAACATTATTAGTGCTGCCGGAACATTGCTGGCAGCTTATTTCGCCTATAATCAGTATACCAAAAACAAACTGACTGATTTAAAAGTGGAATATTTTAAAAAAGAGGAGGAAAGAAGAAGTTACCACCGCAGCGAGAACTCCGCCAAGGTGTTCGGTGAGCTGTGGCGTGTACTTTATGAAACGAAAGCAGACAGGGTATATATCGTACAACCCCATCCTTTGGGGCATATAGCTTTTCTTTCGGTGCAGTTCGAGGTAAAACGAAAAGGTATAGCCGGAATGCGTGAAAACATCCAATCACTTCCCATGAGTGAAGTGGCCGTTTTTGCAGAAAATCTCGCAAAGAATCTTTTCATGTTCTATTCAGATATTGATAATCAAGTTAAGGATAAGGTTGCCAAATCTCTATTATCAACAAATGGATGCAACAGCGTCGCTATTAAACGGCTTAATTCATCTCAAGATTGGGTTGGAAATATATTTTGTGAGTTTACAGATGAAACGGATTTGAAGGAAGATGAACTTCATAAGGTCTTGCATGAAGCAGCGGTTAACATACAATATATCCTGCCGGAATTCAAAGAAAATAAAATCGAATAATTATAATTAATGAGTAGTATGGCTGACATAAGAAAACTTGCACCGTTTATTCTGAAAAGGGAAGGCGGTTTTGTAAATGACCCTGACGATTTGGGAGGGGCTACCAATATGGGGGTGACTATCGGAACCTATGAGGCATATTGCCGAAAGAAAGGATATTCCAAGCCTACAGTTGAAAGATTGAAAAATCTCACAAAAGAGGAATGGACGGAAATCTTGAAAACCATGTACTGGGACAGATGGAAGGCTGATGAGATAAAATCGCAATCAGTTGCTGATATATTAGTTGATTGGGTCTGGGCATCCGGTGCGCACGGAATTAAGATTCCTCAACGCTTGCTTGGTGTTACGGTGGATGGCATTGTAGGTCCCAAGACCATTGCCGCAGTTAATTCCCGTAATCCGCGTGAACTGTTTGACCAGATCAAGATTGCACGGTTTGATTTTATCGAGGATATATGCCGGAAACGCCCAGCAAACAACAAGTTCAAACGGGGGTGGATGAACCGCATAAATGATATCTCTTATGTTGGTTAGAATTATGAACTGGGTAAGCCAGCAATATATGCCGGCTCCTTTCATGTGTCTGTTCCTGCTGTTCGGATCATGTGGCAGCTCGCATAAGGCTGTCAAGTCCGATACAGAAGTAATCAGGAAGGATAGTACCAGTGAATCAGTCAACATCATACATGGGTCTGCTACTTCTTTAAGAGAGCTGATAACCACTAATGGCAACTATGTAATTGATTTCTGTATCTATGATACCCGAAAACCGCCCGATAGCCTGACCGGGAAACCTCCGTTATTGGCAGACGGTCATGTGGAAGGTGATTTCAGCAAGAATAAAAGGAAGGAAACTGCAATCAAAGACAGTACGGAAGTGAAAGCTGACAAGGAAACCACTTCCACCAAACATGAAGAAACCAAGACTGAAGGGGTAAAGGATAAAAAAGAATCCACTTTGCTTAAACAAATCGGTTTTGCCTGTGTTTGTGTAACCGTTTTGATTGTCGTTATGCTGATAGTAAAGCATTGGCGCAATAGACAATCTTCATCATAAGACTTTAAATTTATAAATTGGACTGCCCCAGCTCGTGATGAGTCGGGGCTATTTTTGTTATCTTTGCCGGAACTAACATTAACTTATGTATTATGGCTGAAAAAAAAGAATCTTATTCCGAAGAGGAATTGAATGAAATGATCGTATGGTTCAACAACCATGCTGATGAACTTCCCAAAGAAATGCAGATTAACAAATCCGCTTTCACACCGGATTTGAAACTTACTGTTGAATCCTGTATCATGCAAGCCAAGCAATGTCTGGGCAACTATAAGATGGCCGGAGCTTTTAGATTACTTCAACAAATCAAAGCGAAGATTGAGGATAATAAATAAAATCTCATATTTTACTTTTTTTAGAATATCAAGCGGCCCAGCGACGGGTAACCGCTTGATATCTGCTTACTAAAAATCTCCTTGATAATTTTTTATAAGATCATTGGCTTCCTGTATATCATGAGGCGTGTAAATATCTGTCATCAATATACTGCTGTGACGAGCTTGGTCACGTACGCTTAACACATCATAATGTCGTAACATATTCGTTATACCTGTATCTTTTAAGGAATAAAACTTATATTGGGCGGAAAGCTTTAAATCTTTTCTGAGATGATGTGCCCACCAGTCCCGGAACATTTTTTCAGATCTTTTTGTTTTACCGGGACGAAACCCGTCAGAGAATAAATAATAATCACCGGGATTGTTGAAAATGTGCAGGTCCAACATGAGATGTATGACTTTTGATGGTAATGTAATAGTGCCATCTTTGCGATTTTTTGATATATTGTCTGATACGAATATTGTTTGCTTTTTCAAACTTATATCGTTTAATCTCAATCCTACCATTTCCGCCGGTCGGATAAAACAATAGTATAGAATATAGCTTGCCAGCAACATATAGGGGTTATGGTTCTTTAAGTAGTCGCTCACTTTTGCAAGTGTTTCCGGTGGCAGGATGTTGCGTAGCTTTTTTTTCCCTTTTCTTCCCAGACTACTGATCCCGGCTGTTGGATTCTGTGTTAAATAGTTATGGTTCAGACAGAAGGTGGAAAAAGACTTCAAAAAACCGAGATAGTTATCGCGCGTAAATGCAGTGTTATCCCTAGTTATATACACTTCGTCAAGCAGCATAACACAAAAATCCTTATCAAATTGGTAAATGTAGGTGATAGGGACCTTTTTCTCTTCATTGAAGATTTCCATATTACGAAGGTAGGAGCTATAAGATTTGATCGTTTCTTGTCGGTATCTCCCGTCCCTTTGCATTTTGGCGAGAAAAGTGCGGTATTTGTCTATTACATCTTTGAACAGTAGAAAGGCGTTGCCGCATTCTTGCTCAATCCAAGGATTCCATCCTGTTGCGAGTTTTTCTGATAGTCTGTTGATGCATCCTTTGGCGTATGCCCTTCTTTCCTTAACGGATTTGATGAAGTTCAGTTTGATCTTTTTCCGTTTCATCACTCCGTCAACAGGATTGAATGCGTAAAAGTCAATGTACCAATCTTTACCCGTATGTAATATAGGTGGTGTGTAACTCTTGATTTCTTGGATTTTGGACATTTTTTTTTATTTGTTTTTGCTAACAGCAGAAACAAATGGTTAATAATTCCCGTCCCGATTTCGTCCCGGCGGATTTGCTTAAAATGAGATAAGCCACTGACTTTCAGTGGCTTATCCTTTACAGTGTCGGAATGAGGCGACTCGAACGCCCGACCCCTACGTCCCGAACGTAGTGCGCTACCAACTGCGCTACATTCCGTTTCTGTTTTGCGAGTGCAAAGGTAAAGCATTTTTTTGAAATCAAAAAGAATTTCATAGAAAATTTGCAAAAAATTTGTAGAATCAAAAAATATGCCTACCTTTGCAACCGAAAACAAGAAACAATAGTTTCTGAGAGGTCTTCTATTACAAAGTGAAAAGCTCTACCGATAACCATTTTGGTGCCATAGCTCAGTTGGTAGAGCAAAGGACTGAAAATCCTTGTGTCCCCGGTTCGATTCCTGGTGGCACCACCAAAGAAAGTACATAAATGCTTTTCACACATGAAAACCCTTGAATTAGAGATAGTTCAAGGGTTCTTTTTTTTACCCTCACTACGCATTCCGCTACATATTTGTGAAGTTGGATTTCGCCAATTCAGTGGCTTTTTTTAAGGCTTTTGAAAAAGCCATAAATATGTACCATACTTCATTGTTTTTCAATTGTTTGACAATTTCAATCTCCGGTGTGAAAAAGTAATTTTGCACACATGACCGGATGGAGTCAGAAATGTGAAAGAAATTTAAAAATTCGGTATTTCCCATCGGGATAAAAAAAAGGAATCGAACCCGGGATACAAAAGGCAATTCGAACCTGAGAAAAATGGGATTTTTATGGCTTTTCCACAAGTCCCTCAAAAAAGCCACCGAATTTAACATTTCGCTCCATATCCTCATGCCATCCGGTTTTGACGAAACAATTGAATGTAACACCTCAAAAAACAAAAGTGATGAAACAAGGAACAATGAACATTCTGTTTTTCGTGCTTAAAACGAAATTGTTGAAAAACGGTGAGGCACCGGTATTGATGCGGATAACCATCAATGGAGACTATGACGATGTACGTATCCAAAGAAGCGTACCCCTGAACTTATGGAACGCCGCCAAAGGATGCAGTAAAGGCAGGGACAGGGCATCAGTGGCACTGAACGCCTATATTGCCGAACTGCACGCACGCGCCTTGGAAAAACACAAGGAACTGGTATTGGAACAGGCCCTGATTACCCCAAAACTGATTCTTAAACGTGTTTTCGGGAAAGACACCGAAATGCGTACACTGCTCGGCACCATGAGGGAAGGCATCAAGGAAATGGAAACACTGGCGGGTATAGACTACTCTCCCGTCACAATCAACCGGTATAAGAACGTGGTGAAGAAATTACAGCTGCTCATCCCCTCTTATTACGGAAAGGAGGATGTCACTTTCCATGAGCTGACACCGGAGTTCATCCGTGCGTTTGACATCTACCTGAAAACGGAGGCGGGACTGTGCCGGAACACGATAGTCCGTTATATGAAATGCTTCAAGAAATTTACCAATATGGCATTGGCAAAGGAATGGATGCGCAAGAATCCCTTTTACGGTTACAAGATGGAGCAGGACGAGACCGATCCGGTATTCCTGACCTACGACGAGTTGCAAACCGTAATGAAAAAGAAATTCACCATTCCACGGCTTGAACTGGTCAGGGATGTCTTTGTCTTCGCGTGCTTCACCGGTCTGGCATTCTCCGATGTTGCCAGTCTGAACAAAGAGAATCTGGTACAGGACAATCTCGGAGACTGGTGGATAAGAAAAGGAAGGGTCAAATTGGAACACCGTAGGAAGGCCTCTTCCATCAGCAATATTCCATTGCTGCCCGTACCCCTGGCCATATTGGAGAAATACAAGGAACATCCGACCTGCATTAAGAAAGGATGCTGTTTGCCCGTCATGTGCAACCAGAAGATGAACAGCTACCTCAAGGAAATAGCCGATTTCTGCGGCATTAAGAAGAATCTGACCACGCACGTTGCCCGTCACACTTTCGGGACTACGGTCACGCTTGCCAACAATGTGCCTCTTCAAGATGTTTCCGTCATGCTTGGCCATGCCTCCACACGTATGACACAGCATTATGCACGGGTCATGAACAGCAGCCTGAAAGAAGCAATGAACAACGTGAAGGAGCGTCTTGCACAATAAGTATACAAATTCAGTCATTAAGCCGTCCCCCTAGGGATGGCTTTTTTTGTAATCTATAATTCACAATATCCTGCCGTCCTTTCAATTTCTTACCTGCAAATATAGCCATTTGTCGGGTTGATTGCGCAAGGCGGCCCCTTTCAGGGGCTGGTTGGCTAAAAGAAAATC